TGCCGTAATTGTCTCGATATGCCGACCATTGCTGAAGTCGGCTAACCGCTGCATTGGTATCGGACATGACCGCTTCCATGTCGGTCAGCCATACGGTTGTGCGCTTGGACATGGCAAGCTGCGGGGCTTCGTTGGAAGTCCTCTCAGCCGCGTAGACGCGTTCCATGATCTGCTGAGTCAGTGGTACGCCCCCATAGATATACATGGGCTTGAGAACGTCTACAGGCTCGGCATGACGGAAGATCACAAGATGGCTTCGATGGATCTTCTTTCCGTTGATGATCCAATAAGTAGGTTCATAGAAGTGGAGCGTATCCGGCTGGCTGGAGGCGGCGTTATCGAGCCATGGCGCTGTCCAGTACGGATCAACCTGAACAATGCCCTTGTAGCTGCCCGGAGCCACACCATCAATGTTGAATGGCTTCTCGTAATAATTCGGGTCCGTTGATTGAACCTTGAACATAGCCACGCGAATACCGAAGATTCGACCCTTTCGGATGAACTCCCGCATTTTGAATTTGACGTTAAAAGCGCGGTCGTAAGCCTTCAGAATCTTGTACGCTTCGGGATCGAGTTCGGCTCCATCATCAGTGACGATGTTGTAGCCCTTTCGGATGGCATCGTCTCCGGGCATGGCGCAGGCTTTATTGACAAGCCAGTTCTGAGCCAAGATGCCGCAAAGTTGAGCCCCGATGAATCCCTGAGTCGCGTACCAGCCAACAACCGCTTCGGATACGGAATTGATCCCGCCGTTCGGGTAATACATTTTGAATGCTGCAACCCCATTGCTGGAATCGTCCATTGCGTAGCCCGTGATACTTTGATTCAGGGCTGGTTGGTCTTTTCTGAGGTTGTCAATTTTGTCGGCAATAGCAAATCGAACCGCTTCAGGGTCCTCTTCATCGAATGAATGAGTGCTGAATATGCTTTTCCGCTGATTCGGCTTTGGTTTTGATTCTGTTTCGGGCGGTGATTTCTTGAACCAGTTGAACATAGTGGGCCTCAGCCAAAGAAACTTTTACGTGTGACCATTATTTCAGAAAACGCCCTAGACAAAGAGTCAATCTGATCATCGTTGGCTCCGTTCGGGAATATCCGCATTTCATTGAGTAGAGCATTATTCCAATCGCCTCGGAGCATGATGACATTCCCGACATTTACCTGAGCCGCAAATGGCTCCGCTCTTGTTACTTTGTCCCCGGTTTCTGGCGAACTTTTGACATTGTAGCCTGATAGCGCTCGGGTCAAATACAAGACTTGGGTTTTACCGGCTTGCCCCGGATCCTGAGGTATGCTGATTTTGACCTTGCGCCCGTCTTGCGAGGCTATATTGACCATGGCAGCGTCCCTTTCATCTGGGCCTACTCGCATCCTCGCCATGTCCGCAATGATGTACCGCCCGTCAGGTAATCTGCCCAGCTTGCCCCCGGCTGTGTAATCCCCGTCAATAGTGCTTGCCAAATCCCATCCCCTGCACCATTTAATTTCAACGGCAGGGATTGCATCAACTACCGGGATTTGATCGGGCTTGAAGATTCCACCTTCGGCTGGGGATGGACTTTGCATATATTGCCCAGAGAAAACGTAAGGCGCTGCCTTTTCCATTTCCCTCAACTTTTCTATCGGATGCTTTTCGGGCCACAAAGCAGTCCCATCCTTTTGGATGGCCGGCAAGCAAATATGCTCCCATTCTTCGCCGTTGTTTCCTTCAAGCAGCCACCCGGCTAAATCCCGCTCATGCAATCTTTGCATAATGAGGATGATAGGGGTGTCTGGACTGTTTTTTCGGCTTTCCAGCGTGTTCTGAAACCAATCAATGACGTTTTCCCTCATCACATCGGATCTGGCCTCATCAGCCTTGTGTGGGTCATCGATGATGATGGCCCCGCCGAATCCGTCCCGGTGCTTACCCGCACCATAGCCCGTGATGGTGCCCCCTGACCCTGCCGCGTAGACGATCCCGCCCACGGTGGTGCGCCATTCGGCCTTTGCCGAGGAATCGGTACGGATGACGGTGCCGGGGAAGATATCCCGGTAGGCCTCATGCTGGACCAGTTCACGGGTCTGCCAGGCGTTGTTCGTGGCAAGCTGTGCCGAGTAGGACGTGTGAATGAACTCGGCGTCCGGGACTTTGCCCAAACACCAAGACATCCAATTGACCACGGCCAGCTCGGTCTTCGAATACCTGGGGGGCATATTGATAATGAGCCGCTTGGTCTGTCCGTTGAACACTCGGTTCAAAGCATCGCAGATGATCTTGTGGTGCCGTGCCCGTAGCCAGGTGAAGCCCTTGCGCTGGAGGAACATCCATCGGGAGTAGAAATAGAAGTCCTCCCACGACTGTATCCGGGCCGCGTCCAAGTCCTTGCGGGTGTACGGCACGCTAGACCTCGGCGGCGAGCTTCCTGGCGATCCGCTCGAATTCCTCCGGGGTCATGGTCGGGGTTCCAGGAAGGGGCTGACCGTCCTTGCCGGTAAGTTCGAGACCCTCGGTGGGCTTCCAACCGGCGCGGCACTTGAGCCAGAAAATTGCGGCGGTCACAGACTGCGGGCCGTTGCCGGTGGCTTTCTTGAACAGGGATTGCGTCACCAGGGCGTTGGCCGTGTTCATCCCCTCGTCCAGTTCTTCCCGGAAATACTTCTCCAGGGTGTGCAGGTCGATGGGTTTACCCGTCGAGGGGTTGATGATGCGCTGGACAATCTGCCGCTGACCAAAGCCCGCCGCCGCCATGATGGCCACGGTCATGCGCTGTTCGTTGGTCGGTTGCAGGGGTTTGTTAGCCATTGGTTACATCCAGCTTTCTGGGTTTGGCTTGATCGAGTTGTGAACGACACGGATGACCGCATAGCTGTAGCACTCTCCACCAGACACTGCGTTCATGCCTTCGTGGGTCGCCCCAATCAGGTTTTGGTCGTTGGCTCGTCGGCTGAATATCTTGGTCCCTCGCCGGTCAAACCCAAGGATGAGATATGCCCCGCTGGCGTATTTGCTGGACGGAGCCGTGTGGTTGGCCCTTGCTATGTCGTTTTGGCTCATTGTCTTTGCCTCAGTTTGGCGCCGTCACGGTTTGCGGGGACGGTAGCATGTGAAGGTCCGGTCTGAATACCGGGGGTCGGTCAATCGACGGCTCCCACGTTGCTATTTCCTCGTCTTGTTCGGAGCCATTGATAAACCCGCTAGACGCCATAAGGGAAACCACTGACGTCAGCAGACGGACGCCAAGCGGAGATAGCTCCCTGCGCCACAAAGATTCTGGCGTGTCGTCTGGACGAATGAACACATGCTCCTGCGTCAAGATATTGCCCCCGTCCATACGGTTGGAAAGTCGGTACACGCTTCCCCCGGTAATCCTTTCCCTCATTCGTATGGCCCACCGAACTGCATCACGGCCCCTGTGGACTGGCAACAGGGACGGGTGGTATCCGATGCCGCCGTATGCTGCTCGGAGCCTTGTCCGTTCGCCAATGAAATCGTGTGAATGCGCGGCCACAATCAAGTCAATCCCATCTGGCATTGTCATGTGGCTTAACGTCCCGGCTTGTATGACGGGGACGTGAGCGATTTCTGCGGCAATGGCAAGGCGGTCGGGGGTATCGCCCCCAAGCGGAGCGGACACGGCAGCAATCTCAATTCCGTCGAGACTTTTTAAGGCGCGGAACACTTCGCATCCGAACCATTTTTGACCGGCAATCAAAATCCTCATCACGGCCCCGTCAGGTGAAAATAGCTTGGCCCTTCGGCGTCGATGATATCGGCCAGGCGGCGAAGCGCCTTGGCGGTGAATCTGCGGAACGTTTTCATGACCTGTCCCCGATGTATTTGAAACCCTGAACGGCTCGGAAATGCCCCCCGTAACCAGAGGCTGTTGCTTTCCTGGAATTGCCGATACTTGAAGCACTTTTCTTTTTGTTCCCGCCAAAAAGCTCTGCGCTACATTGCCTCCATTTCTTGTCTCTTCGTAGCCCGGCACACAGCCCAGGATGACTGGTGTGGAAGTAGACGGTTTTGACCCTATCTCCATAACGACCTTTTCCGCTGGTCTGGATGTCACACACAGCGTTCAAGAACCGCATACCAATCCCGGCGCCCTGCCATTCGGGCATGACCACCATACGGCTTGCCCTCATGCCGTTTACTTCAAGCCGAGGCGACACCCCAAGATGGCACACGGGTTCACCGTCCACGGTGCCAACGTAATAGGTCGGGGCAATCATTGACGGAAGTTTCAGATAGTAATGTGGCTCAAACAGGTGCCAATAACGCTTGTCTGGGACCTGCCAAATTTCGAGGTCAAACTTTGGCCTTCGCCAAAGAGACCCCCTTTGGAACTTCCCCGTCTGGGTATCAAAAACCCAGTCCGGCTCGATCCAATCAAGAATGTCGTAGTGGCAGGATAAAAGGACGCATTGGCCGTTTGTTCGACGCCAAGACTTTTGAAACGCCAGCGCCCCAAACTTTGCAATCTGGCGGTCAACCACGGACGTAAATTCGTCCACGATGACCTTATTGGGCGCCTCGCAGACAATCTTGGCCAAGTCCGCTCGGAATTTTTCTCCGTTGGACAGCACCGAGTAGGGTCGAAGCCATGACGGAACGGAGCCTAACCCGACAGCGGCAAGGGCTCCCGTTACCGCGTCAAAATCACCGCCAGGTGCGATGCAATCAACAATCGGCTTGTCGGCTTCCCACCCGTTTGGTTCGTAAATCACCCCGCCACCGAAAAGTGATTTTCCAATGCTGGTCTTTCCAGATCCGCTTGGCCCGACCACGACACCAATTTTCCAGTCGTTGTCTTCAATCGAAAGGTCGGCATCAAGCGAGAAATTGCACCCGCTTTCAGCGTTGAACAGGGACTTCACCCGAGCGGCCCTGTAGCTGTTGAAGTCAGAGCATTGGTTTCTAATCTGGATCTTCATGTGCAAACCACCTTGCATTCGTGCCCGAGTTCGCTCAGTTGGTTGAAAACGTATTCTTGATGGCCCGCGTCTTTGCAAACCACGATGACCCCGTACTGCTCCTGGTAATTTCCCTCACCTTCCTCTTGCTTGTCCTGCGGCTCGTCAGGCGACCCAAGAAGGCCGTCCAGTTCCTTCTTGTCGAACCCAAGCAGGGACAGATCAAACCCGGCGTCCATGAGGTCATCCAGTTCGACAGCCAGCATTTCGAAGTCCCACCCGGACCCGTTGATGGCAAGCTGGTTGTCTGCAATGACGTAGGCCCTTTTCTGGGCCTCTGTAAGCCCTGACAGGGTGATGGTTGGGCATTCCTTGAGGTTCAGCTTGATCGCCGCTCTGACGCGACCGTGGCCCGCAATGATGCCGCCTTCCTCGTCCACCAGAATCGGGTTCGTGAATCCGAACTCACGGATGCTGGAGGCAATGCGCCCAATCTGGTCCTCGGTGTGTGTCCGACTGTTTCTGGCGTATTGGATCAAGCTGTCAGTCGGCAGGTACTTGATCGAGAGGTGGCTTGTTTTCGCCATCGGTCGCCCCTTTTATTGCGTTGGAATTTTGGACAAAAAAAGGCCCGGCGTGTGAGGCCGAGCCGACATTTGCCCTTCTGAAGAACCACAGAGTGGTGGGTGAGCGGGATTTCTTGTATTCCCAACTTGCGCGCAGCCATGACGCGCCCGTGGCCCGCTATGAGCCCATTATTTCCATCGATTAAGACAGGATTTGTCCAGCCAAACTCGCGGATGCTTGCAGCGATTTGAGCAACTTGCTCGTCAGAATGTGTACGTGAATTTCGAGCGTAAGGGATAAGACTTTCTAAAGATTTATATTCGATAGTAATCATGGGACTTTTACCCCATTCTTGACGTTTTTCATTGTGGTTTTCCTTTTTTCCTTTTTTTTCCTTTTGACTTGACCCCGAAGGGTCTGGTTACGGCTCCAGCGTCAGCGAAAGGAATAACTGACCGATTGCTGAGCAGGATACCGAACTGCAATTTGTCAGGCAATCAATCTTTCCTTTGGACAATAGCCCATCCCATCCCTTTTGAAGTTACCTACTGCTGATCTAACCTTGGTAATTGTCCATGTGTAGCATGAACTCGGGTTAGGGCATCTCATCTCGCGGTCTATCAGGTCACCTGCGCTTCCCACGCTTACGGCTGGTGTCACCGGCAAATCTTCAAATCGGGCTACCTGTTTTCCTATGTGCGCTGAGAGGGCTACACATAACGCGCCGGGAACGGGTCAACTCAGCGCGGCAGTCTTACGACCAAAGTGACTTTTCTGATAGGCAGGGGCCACTACCCTCTCGGACTTCCAGCGTATCGGGCTGGACAACGTATGGACACAAAAAAAGGCTTGGTACTGCCCCCGGTGAGAACCCCTTGTCCGACTTCAAAGCGTCTCTGGGGGCGGGAACAGTCCAAGCCTTTCTTATCAGTTCTCACGCTGACAAGAAAATTCTATTTACAGAACAGGCACTTGTAAACCATATAAAAAAATTTACCAAATTACTTTACAAGTCTTGAAAGTTTCTTTTACAATAACACCGTACCAAGGCAGTCCCGCCAAGGGTTTTGAAGGAGAGACAAGATGAACGGTTTTTCAGTAAATCAAATTGTTAAAGGCAAACACGCTGGCACTTTCGTGATCCTTGCGTTCAAAAAGATTGGCGGCGAACAACGCGCAATCCTTAAGGAAGTGAATCCTGCCAACTTTACTCAAACTGCTCCGGGACACATTGCTCTTTCTCTGGACTGTATCAAGCCAATTTACTAACACTTTAGCGCCAAGGACGGCGAACCTTTTTGGAGAGACACCATGAAAACTGACGCCGCAATCGCCGCCGCCATCATCCGCAAGGAACTCAAGAAGCACGGCATCAAGCATCGCATCAAGTCCAGCACCTATTCGGGAGGAAACAGCATTTACATCTATGTGCAAGATCAGCTACCGGCAACCATCGAACGTATCAATGATTTTTGTTCTCAGTTTCGGGCTGGTTACTTTGACGGAATGCAGGATATGTACGTCTACAACAAAGACCGCACAGGCCCTACGGTGTCATACATTTTCGTCAAAAATGAAATCAGCGACGAACTCAGGGCCAACGCCCAAGCCTTTGTGAATAGCTACTACGCTCATCCGGGTGTCGGCTATGACTTTGATCGATTGGTCTCGAATCAGCTTAACAGCAAGGATTCAGCGTTTTGGAAAGCCAACAAGCCGCGCATTGCGGCTTAAGGAGGAACCATGAGAGAAACATTTCACGCCAAACATCAGAAAGACTTTGATGCTGGCTACGATGCCAAAATGAAGGAAATCGAAAAAATGGGCTATCAGTTAGCTCGGGACAAGTTTTTTAGGGATTACCCTATCGCGGAAAAACCAGCTTCACTTGCCGCCTATTATTTTGCTGATGGGCAATGTCACGCACTATATGACTGGAAAGAAAAATGAAATTCCTACACATCGAATCTGCAAAGGAACATTTGGAAACTTTGAACGCCTTGACCGAAAATCAAGAGATTCCATTTGAGATACGGCTTGAAATGGCCAAAGTGGTCGGCAGCTTCAAAGTAATCATGGAGAACTACGAGGAACTTTGGATTTCGCGCTATTTTTCCTGAATGCCCTAGCGGCATTGTCCCACTCGGCCTCGGTAGCATCATCAATGCTGATTCTATCGGGGCTTTCTATTTTGCGGTCATGGGTAACGAACAATGACCGATGAAGCTCATAGACTTGCTCGACGCTTTCGATGATATACAACGCGCCTTGCCAGAGTTGGTGAAAATCCTGTTCCGGCTTGGTCAGCTTCCGCGCTGATGGCGGTTTTGATCCATCCTTGATTTCGACCAGTATCGTCGTTCCAGATTTCGAGCATACGATGTCAGGAAAACCAGCCCCAACCGTGTGTGTGTGCGCCACCGTCCATCCAAGGTCACGAAAAGCCTTGACGATGATGGGTTGGTTAGCGTCGATTCTTGCTGCTCTCATGAAGTAATTTGATGGTCGTTGCTAGTAGATCCAATTCAGTGACTTTGTAGATTCTAAGCAATGACCTATCCCCGTGGATACCCATTCCACCAGTATGGCAGTCCGGGCATAACGGAATAGCCAAATAATCCGATGCTCGTTGCGACATTCCCTGCCCTTCTCGGATGTGATGGCAGTGAACCCCATAAGCCCCGCACAATACGCAATTCTGCTGGGCAACCCAATCTAGATATTTCTTACTCTTCATGGCTATCAATATACGCTTGAGTGTATTCAATGAGGCTTGTCATGCGCTTGACGCCCATTTGAGCCGAGGATTCCCGGAGGTTCACAAATTCGCCTTCTAGGCCCGGAATCATGTCTGCGCCAATCTTGGTTGCTATGGCATGACCAGAAATGAATAGCACCTTCCATTGGTCAGGCTTTAACACTCGCCCCATATAAGTCATGGTTTTGGCTGCATCGCTGCAAAGGGCGTGGAATTTGGCGTTCTGATCCAAGGTTCGGGTGCAATCCTTCAATATCAGAATCAACCCGTCAGGAGCCTTAGAGACGGCTTCCAGCGCCCTTGTACGCTTATCCTCTCCGTTTATTTGAATCATGTAGTGGATCATATTTTCTGCTATCCAAAATGAGTTCCTTGTTTTCGTCCCAAATCAGAACGCGCTCAGGCTTTCCGAGCTCCTTAGAGACTTCGGTGATAAATTCGGCTGCTTCGGGTTGCGTTTCTAAAATTCGATTCCAATCCCGCGCCTTTTCCGCTCGCGCAATCAGCCTTTGGCGTTCTGCTTCTTCATTTTTCCTAATCGTTGCTTGGGCTACTTTTTGCCTCAGTTGCTCCACTTTCTCCATCAAATCCATAACCTAAACCTCGCAATGGTTCGACTGATCTGGTGATGATGCTCAAATGCCATGCCTTGCAGAATTCACAAGGCTCCCCTATTCGCCGCCATCCATTCATTCCATCCTGTTCGATTCGACAGGTGCAGGCTGGCTTTTCTGTAGTATTTCTTTCAGTTTGCATAAATTTTCCTTCGCTTTTTCAGGGTCAAATGTTGAATGTGATTCCAATAGGCCGGCAATGCTTCCCTGCGGCGATTCCAGAAGCCTTGACGGTATGTCTTGCTCTTTCAGTCTCCCTAGCTTTAATGCGTCTGATACGGCCTTAGAGCGTTTTTCAGCGCACCATCCCTCCGAGATGATCCACTTTGGGAATATGTTTTGCGATTTGTTTCTTTCAACGATTCGATCATATGCAGCTTTGAATGCCATTCGACTGGCTATGCGGTCATCCTCCCGGTCTGCAATGGCATGAGCCTCGGCAATCTCATCAGTCCAGACAACGGTGTCCGATTCATCCTTCGGAATCATCGTCCAAGCCTCATCAGCCGATATCCGCTGCGGAGCCCATTTTTCAATTTGGGCCACAATGTCCGCGGGCTTTGGAGGAAACTGACCTCGTACTGGATCGACGCAATGCGCCTTGATGCCTTCGACAACAATTGCCAGTGGATAGGGTTTGAGCAATTCAAACGCCATCGCTACCTGTTGCGGCCCAATCGGTTTGTGGAATGACCACGCCCCGGAAAATGTTTCAGAAAATGCCTTGAATTCATTCGTGTTCATAAATTTCACCATCAAAGTCAGAGAACGGATTGTGTTGGTATTCGTGTGTGACTATCGCCTTGGACGTTACCCATTCGGCCTTAAATGACCTCCAGCCGCGCCCGATACATTCCCGAACCGCATCCTCAACGGTCCAACCAGCTTTTAGCGCTTCCTTGACGAATTGATCCCAAGCCACTGCGGATAGAGGAGCCTTGACTGCTTTCCTGTGTTTGATGAATTCCATTGCCAGTTCTGGCCCGATTTCAAGCATTGAATCGATAGAAAAAACCTTTGCGTTTTTTCTTTTGGTTAATGGTTCTTGGTTCTTGGTTAATGGTTCTTGGTTAATGGTTTCTATTTGGTTGCCTGTCCGTTGGCTTTCCGTTGAGGCTTCGTTCAACGGTCGTTCAACGGTCGTTGGTTTTACGTTCAACGCTCGTTTAACAGCCGATGCTTTTCCGGCCTCGCTTTGTTGTTCTCTCGTTTCCCGGTAAAGCCTTAACTCCTTGTCGCATCTCATGTGATGCCATTCGCCATCTGTCTCAACGAAAAATTCCCTGAGAATCAGCATTGCTTGTGCTGATTGCTTCACGATACGCAACCTCCGAAAGACCATCTCAAGATCCGAAAATGGTTGCTCGGTGTCATAGTAGTGATTGACCAGACGGAAATAGATCGCCTCCTCTTCCAATGTGAGATGAGAAGTGGACAAATTCCAATCCGGAATGTTGAGTTTGTAATAGTGCATGGGGTATCCTGTGTTGTCTCTCCGGGTCGCACTCCTCCTGCGGCCCTTTTTTTTTACTTCCGTTTGGCCCTCCTGATTTCTCGCCATGGCAAGTCAGGCCGTAATTCCTCAGCCGTGACTCGATGCTTGGTTGCAAGCTGAATCGCCATTGCTGTCTCAGCAGTGACGCGGGTTTTTCCATTCGCCATCAAACCAATCAAGACCCGAGAGCATCCCAGCTTTTCCGCTGCAAGCCTCCGGCCTCCAATGATTTCAACGGCCTGATCGATCAATTCGTTCTGTTCCATAGTGTCTCCTTAAAAAGTCCAGCGAATTATAAAATAAGTTTACCTGTCTTGTAAAATTGTTTTATAATGTCCCTGCTTTTAACACAACAGGAGAGACAAAAAATGGCTGAATTTTCGCCATGGGACGAACCGATGGAGATGCTTGACGCATTGTCTGATTCATTGCTCAGGGCTTCACCTGTTCTGTCCCGTCAAATCAATGACATTCAGCACAAGCTGAAGGCAATCAGGGCTGAACACGAACAGCAACAAGAAGACCTCGACCAGATATTTGCAGTTCTGGAATCCATCGAGGGACGCAATTACGCAAAGGCTCAGGAGGCTATCAATGTCCACGACATCTAAGACCATCTTTCAGGCTCTTGTAGCCGCTCAGAAGAATTTCGAGGCGGCATCGAAGACCAGCAACAATCCGCATTTCCGAAGCAAATACGCCGCGCTGGATGTGTGCGTTGATGCTGTCAAGGAAGCCCTGAACAATGAAGGGATCTTTCTTTTGCAGAAAACGCACGAATGCTCCGATGGCGTCACTGTCGAAACCATTTTTATTCATGAATCCGGAGAACAGCTTTCAGGGGGAATCCTGCACGTTCCTGCTTCTAAGCATGACGCTCAAGGCTACGGGTCGGCTTTGACCTACGCTCGTCGGTACAGCCTTTTGGCGGCTTGTGGAATTGCCCCGGAAGATGATGACGGGAACGCGGCAACGGCAAGCGCTCCGAAAAGGCCACCGCCACCATCTGAACAAGATATTGAAGCAAAGCGCTTTGAGATCTCTCAGGCGATTGATGCAGCAAAAAACACCGACGAACTTCGCAAGGTTCTGGATCCTGCTCGGGAGTGGGCAAAACTGTACGGACTTCCGAAGTTCAATAACGAAATTGTCGAACTGGCAAAAACCCGCGCATCCGCGCTCAAAACAGAGGATTAAGAAATGGCCGATCAAAAGTTGTATGACCTCGTAGTAACCACGGGTCAATATGTGGATCGAGAAGGCAACGAAAAGCGCGAGTACGAGAACATTGGCGCTGTGTTCCAAGGTCAAAACGGGATGTACGCCATCATGAAGAAGACCTTCAATCCTGCCGGGGTTCCCAGTGATAGGTCATCTTTCTTTGTGAACTTCTACGAACCACGGGACAGGAACGCGCAATTTCAGCAGCAATCAAGGGCTCCTCAACAGGCAAGGGGTCCGGCATACCCTCAGCAAGCCCCGCAGGACAATTCAGGCGCTGATTTCAACGACGATATCCCATTTTAACGGGTACCAATCATGACTATTTATTACGATCTACCAGCAGCCGAGTACCATGCTCGCCCTGAAATTTCCAAGAGCGGTCTGGACAAGATCGCTCAATTTCCAGCCCTTTACCTTGCCCACAAGAACCGTCCTCCGCAGCCAGCGGAGGAGCTGGTTATCGGGTCAGCAACGCACACTCTGATTCTGGAGCCCGAAAAGTTCGAGCAGGAATTCATTGTGGCCCCTGCCGGCATGGATCGGCGCACCAAGGAAGGCAGAGCCGCTTTTGCTCAACTGGAGGATTCAGGAAAGCAAATCCTGAGCGCCTCTCAATACGAACTGGTCAGCGGTATGGCCCTGTCCGTAAGAAGCAACCCCGTTGCGTTGGATTTAATCTCAGGAGGCCATGCAGAGGTTTCCTTTGACTCGATCCTTGAGGACGTGCCCACCCGTGGCCGTTGCGATTATCTGCGCTCCGATGGCGTGGTAATTGACCTCAAAACCACCAAGTCAGCCAGCAAGCGAGGGTTTGCAAAATCCATTGCCGAATATCGCTACCACGTCCAAGCAGCCATATACACGGATCTTCTGGAGGCAAATGGGCTGTTCGTGCCCGAGTTCATCTTCATTGCCGTGGAGAAGACCTATCCCTATGCCTCAGCCATTTACAAGCTGGATCAAGATGCACTCGATCTTGGCCGAGCCTTGTACCGTAGGGATCTTGCTACTTACAAGCACTGCATGGAAATGGACGAATGGCCGGGATACCCGGAGGAAGTGGTAACGCTGTCCCTGCCATCTTGGGCTGTGTAAATTTTTTTTACAAAAAGGGTTTACTTCGCCTTAAAGTTTATTTTACAATTACACCATGCCAAGGCAATTCGGCCTTGGCCCCAACTGGAGAGACAACATGAAAGCATTAGATAAATTTGGCGGCTGGATTCTCGACACCCGCGCCGGAATGATTTTCGGAATCATCATTGTTTTGACAGGAGCC